GGTTGGGATAATGAGCAGAAAGGCAAGCAACCCATTTGGATTAAATTTGGATTGGCTGAACGGGATGCTTACTTTTTTAACTAAATTTGGACTACAATTGGTTGCCAACATGACCAATACTACTAAGATGAAGATTGATGCAATTATTGCACTTGGTATTTCGGAGGGATTGAGTAGTGATGAGATAGCGCAATTAATAATGGATGATGAGGAGCTTGGCTATGCCAAGATGAGGACAACAAGAATAGCGAGGACTGAGGTGATGAGGGCAAGTAACTATGCTGCGTTTATTGGTGCGAGCAAGCATGACTTCTTGGTGGATAAGATTTGGATAGCCACAAGAGATAGTAGGACAAGAAGGATACCTAAAGATTCTTACGATCATTGGGATATGGATGGGCAGATAGTTGCATTTAATGAGAACTTTGTCAGTAAAGATAAACTTGGAAGGCCGGTTATTGCTGAGATACCTGGTGATCCAAATAGTCCGAAAGGATTTACTATAAATTGTAGGTGTACGGTTGGATTCATTCCAAAGCGTGATGCCAATGGTAGGTTAATTTTAAAACAGTAATAATGCCGATATATAGTTGCGGTGACGGAAAATTTAGAATAGGAGATGGTGAGTGTATGTACACATCAAGAGCAAGCGCACAGCGTGCCTATGTTGCCTATCTTGCACAAGAAGAAGATGGTATGGAAGAACCAGACAAATACAAAGAAGAAACCTACAACGATTACCCAGAAGCAGCAACCAACAACGCTAAAAGGGCATTGAAGTATAAAGAGGAGAATGGTAGCGACTGTGGTACACCAGTTGGATGGACAAGAGCAAATCAGTTGGCAAGTAGAGAGAAGATAAGCAGAGATACCATTGCAAGAATGGCATCTTTTAAAAGGCATCAGCAAAACAAGGATGTGCCATATTCTGAGGGTTGTGGTGGCATTATGTGGGATGCATGGGGTGGTGATGCAGGAATTGAGTGGGCAATTAGAAAATTAAATCAAATTGACAATAAAAAAAGTATGATATATAATTACAAATCATTTGAGGCTAATGTAAAAGATGTTGACTCAAAGAAAGGCGAGGTAAGTGGTTATTTTTCTGCATTTGGAATGGTTGATAGCGATGGCGATATAATGATGCCAGGTGCTTTTAAGCGGTCAATCCAAGATTGGGGGCCAGAGGCAAAGGGTAGGGTAAAGCATTTGCTAAACCATGACCCAAGTCAACCACTTGGCAAGATAATGGAGCTAAGGGAAGATGAGTATGGATTATACTATCGTTCCCAAGTAGGTAGCCATAAACTTGGGCAAGACTTTATTAAAATGGTTGAGAGTGGGTTGATTGGTGAGCATTCAATTGGGTTTAGAACTCTGAGGGAGCAAGCCGGAATGGAAGCAAATGAGATATACGAGGTCATGCTTTTTGAGGGTTCAAGCCTTACTGCATGGGGTGCAAATGAATATACACCAATTTTGGGGATAAAAAGTTTAGAGCAATGTGCAAAGATACAAGAACAAATTAAGACATTTGAGAAGTTTATTAGGAACAGCGATGTAACTGATGAAACAATTGAACTATGTCTGATTAAGGTCAGGCAGTTGGCACAAGCGATAGAAAAGACGAGTAGCACAAAGGCAGTTGTAGAAACACCGGAGCAGCAAAAGAATAACGAGGAGCTTGAGCATACACTAATAACAATATTAAATAAATTCTAAATTAAAGTAAAATGGAAGATTTAAAAAAGTTTGAAGCTGCTCTTGATGCGAAGTTCGCAGAGCAGAAGGCTGAAGTAGCCGTCAACACAGAGAAGGCTGCAAAGGCTTTTGAAACAAGGATTGAGCAAATCAACGAGGAGTTGGTTAAAGCTAACAAGACTGCTGCTGAAGCAAGGAACGAAGTTCTTGAGGCTAAAGCTGCTTTCGGAAAGTTGCAAGCCAAAGAAACTGCTAAAGTAGCAACTTCTTATGGTGAGCATATCATGAACATTAAGAACGAGATTGGTACTGCTGTTGAAAAAGGATGGAACGATATTAAAGCTGCTGCTCGTGGCAATGGTAAAGGTTTCAACTACGAAATGGATGCCAAAGCTGTACAAACAATGACCATCGGTACTAACCTGACTGGTTCTGTTTATACCTCTTATGTTGACAACTCTTATTTGAGGTCTTATGTTAACCCACATCTGCGTTCAGTTTTCAACATCATTCCCGTTTCTACCGGATCAGTTTCTTTTCCTCGTGGTAACACTCCAGTAGGTGAAGGTTCTTTTGGTAAGCAAACTGAAGGTTCTGGTAAACCACAAGTTGATTACGATGTAACAGTTGTAAACACAGCATTGTCTTTCATCGCAGGTTACGCTAAAGTAAGCCGTCAGATGATTGATGATTTGCCATTCTTGCAAGCATACCTTCAGCAGTCTCTGATTGAAGATTTCCAAAAGGCAGAAGATACTTATTATCTTAATGCCATTGCATCTTCTGCAACCGCAGGTTCTTCTTCTGGTGCTAACACCGCCGAGAAGTTCATTGATTACGTTGCTCAGTTGGGTGCTTTGAACTGGATGCCGAATTTGTCTTTGACCACTCATGCCGGTTGGGCTGCTTTGTTGAAAACCAAGCCTAACGATTATTCACTTCCTGGTGGAATGGTTATAGACAACAATGGTAATGTAAGAATCCTTGGTATCCCTGTTATCCCTCATTCTTTGGTTACAGCTTCTAAGATGTATGTAATGGACACTACCAAGTTTGCCATTGCTCAACAATCTGGTTTGAATGTTCGTAGCACAGAGTTTGATCAAGATGACTTTATCAAGAATTTGATTACCTTCCGTTGTGAGGCTCGTTGTGAACTGCTTCAGTTCCAACCAACAGCAGCACTTTACGGAGCTATATAGGTTGGTTGTTTTTTTTAAAGTGTATATTTTGTGGGGCGGTATTCTTATCGCCCCTTTTTTTTTAAGTTTGTACTATGCAAGTAAAAATACTATCTACTTATAACTCAAAAATGCTTTATAGTGCATTGAAAGAGATGCATAGGAACTCATTGACCGGTGAGGTTGTGTATGCGGTTACAAATAAGGATGCAAAAACATCTTTTAATCTATCAATGCAAGGAATAATGCAAAGTACAAATGGCGTACTATTGCTCTTTGAAGATGATGTTGAGATAAAGGATTTTAATCATTTTGAGGAAGCTGTTTCTCAATTACCAAATGATTGGGAATTGTGTTATCTTGGGGCAAATCTTATTGCTCCAATTGAAAAGTATAGTGATAATCTTTACAAGACATTTGGAGCATGGACAACACACGCTGTGATGTATAATAACCCAAAAGAATTGTGCAAAGATTATACTGATACAAGTATTATGTTTGATGATTGGTTAAAAACTAATATACATCCAAGAGGAAACACTTATATTATTAAACCGATGATTGCTTGGCAAAAACCACATCAAAGCGATTTATGGAATCACTTTGCCGATTACACAAGAATATTTGATGACTCGGCAGCTAAACTAATTTAACTATGAACATAGTTGCTTCTGTGCATCTTTACCCACCAGAGCATAATTGCGGTGCGGAATGGATGCTACATTTTATGCTCAAAGATTTGCAATCTAAGGGCCACAATGTAAGAGTTCTTTTACATGATGCGAATAAGTATAAGGTTAGGAATAATTATGTTTTTGATGGCATTGATGTATTTCCTCCAAACCCAAATGTTATTGAGGGATTATTGACATGGGCGCACGCGGTTTTTACTCATTTAGACTACACAAGATGGACAATCCATGCAGCAAAAATGTATAAAAAGCCTGTTTTTCATCTGATTCACAACAGTCATCCATATCCAGAGATTATTGATGCGGAAAAAAATCAGCACATAATATACAATTCTTTGTGGTTAAAAGAACTTTTGAACTATAATTTTAGTAATTTTATATTGACTCCACCAGTAGACTACAATTACTACGATTTAGAGAATGAACCAGAGAAGTCGGAATATATAACTTTAATCAACTTAAACGAAAACAAGGGTGGAAAGATATTTGGCGAGATTGCAAGAGCAATGCCACACAAGTCATTTTTAGGTGTTTTAGGGTCATACGATGAGCAAATAAGACCAAACCTACCAAATATGACTTATGTGCCTAATTCGGCAGATATAAAGCAATGGTACGCAAAGACAAGGATACTTCTCATGCCATCAAAGTATGAGAGTTGGGGAAGGACAGCAACTGAGGCGATGTGTAGTGGGATACCGATAATTTGTACTGATACACCTGGATTAAAAGAGAATTGTGATAAAGCAGGTATTTATATTAAAGATAGAAGCAATGTTAAAGACTGGGTTGAAGCCATTACAAAGTTGGATGACAAAAAAACCTATTCTTGGGCATCAAGAAAAGCAAAAGCGAGATCAAGAGAGTTTGATACAAGAAAAACGCTTGATGAGTTTGAAACCTGGTTTAGAGAAAGTGTTAATAAATATAATTAAAGATGACATATATAGACGGCATAACAATATTAGCTGACGCGGTTGTAGAACCGGTTAGTCTTACCGATGCTAAGAATTGGTTGCGTATAACTAATTATGATACCGATGATGTGCTAATTGGTGACTTGCTTAATGGCGCAAGGGTTCATATTGAGAAACTGACCGGTTGTTCTTTGGTCAACAAGTCAGTAAGGATAAATGTTGAGCTTACACCACAGAGCCAAGGCTTTTGGATGCTTGATGTGCCATACGGGCCATTGCTTTGTGTTGATGAGGTAAAGATTAAGACGGGTATGAACACATACGAGGTATTGACAAAGAATAGCGATTTTGAGGTTATAGGCGGT